AAAATAAACGTTACATTACTGTGCGTTTTACTGCTTACTCGCCTGTTAAAATTTCTGTAACTACTGCGCGTAAATTCCCTACATTCGGCACATCATCAATAGTGATTTCCTTAGCAAGAATTAAAATTGAATACGAAATTGCGATACGTGATTTTTTTGTAAATGTCATTTTGAAAAACTCCCTCGTTATTTGGATTTGTATTTTGGATAAAGCTTTAAGACTGCGCCAATACATCGGCAACAACCGCCCGCAAATTACTGTAGTCCGGCACATCATCGATAGTTTTTTCACCGGCTTTGATTAGTAGCGCGTAATCTTTTACAATATTACTTTTAGGAGTAAAAGTTAGCATATTACATACCTCCTGTTAACATAATGATTGTTTCGAACATCTCTGCGTTATTACGAGCCATTTCAAGTCGCACTAGTTCGATTTCGCTTGGTGGAATATCCTCTAAAACAACTTCATGCGGTGCGACCGATACATCAACACCGGCACTTAAATTAATATGTTTGCCCTCGGGTACATCGACTTCTAAATAAGGAACGCCCACCGGTACACGATAATTCCCTGTTATATTATTAATCACATAGCCTGTAGCATCGTAAATTATTAATGTTTTCATATAAACCCTCCTTTATTCTATTGCTATCCAATTGACTGTAATAGTATTTGACCGTATAGGGATGCGGAAACCTCCATTATTTACATATCCATCGCCCCCAGTTCCGTGTAGTGTATTAACTGCCGTCTGCGTGCCTCCACCAAACGCTGTAATAGTCGTGAAGTCTGTAGCAACTCCACCTGTCTGTGTACTGTCTAAGTTGAGATAGTTTTGATACATAGAAATAGAGACGGCGTCAAATGCTAATATCAATCTAGGTTTAAAGTCCAAACCACTCACGGTCAAACCGTACGACGATACAGTTTCATCGTTAAACGCCCTACGGAAACTGTACATCGTTGTAGCTCCTGCACCAACACCCGTCGCAAACTTCTTCCCTGTGTTGATAGATAAAATATTCGTAGCCATTGTCGCGAACTCTGCTGTTGCGCTTGTGGCAACACCTTTTTGGGTAATGGCGTTCGCTATGGCTGTTTTACCACTACTTACAGATTGAAAAAGTGTATCATAATCATTTTGATTTAATATTTTTATCCACGGTTGCCATGTGCCAGATGATGTTATTCGAAGGTATCTAGTTTGATTTATAACCGACGTAAATTCTTGATAACCGTAATCAGTATTCGGAACGTGGAAATACACAAGAGTGCCGTATGATTCCGGAGGCGCTCCTGTGGCACCGTCGATAGTAGCTACTTGATAAATGCAATTAGTGTTTAAAGAATTGTAATTTACTTGACCATTTAACACTCCGCCATTTCGTAACAAAAAACCATTCCAATATTCTTGCTTAGCTTGCGTAACGTGTATTTGTTGGTCGTTCGCATGTTGCACGAATGCACTTTCACTGTCTTCTAACTCTTTCAATTTGGCATCGATAATATCGGCATTTTCATTTAACGATGCGATTTTCGCAAAGTCGTTACCGTCCGGCTTATTCAAATTATAATTCGTTGTATTTTGCATTAACTCACATCCTCTGTTAATAATTCATCCCATGTATACGCCTCTAATTCACTCCACGTTTTATGGGAAATATCATTCCAAGTGTTGAAAATATACGTGTAAATAACGCCTAAATGTGCCGGTAAAATAACGTCTAACGTATCCATTAACCCTTGCATATTATCGGGTATGCCGACTAAACCGACGAATTTTATTTCAAACATACCGTCTACATCTGTCGGATTAATTTCAACTTCGCCATTACTAAATGCAGCGGCTACATTTTTAATCGTCTCATCCGTTGTTTGTTCTAAAGTCGCACGATAATGTGCCATTATAAGCTCTCTACGTTGTTTATCGGTCAATACTGTATTTTGTATACCTAAGTCACGCTCATGAATCGATAACGCTCTTATAGCCGTATCAATGAACAATTCCGAATAATTTTGTTCGGTATCAACCGTTAATTGGTCTAATTCAATAGCAATGGCGCGTAGTATTTCAACGATCAACTTATTTGTACGTTCGTATTTCGGCAAATGTTTAATCATTCGTGTATGCGTTATACTCATACATTCACCACATTCCGAATTGTCGGTACTTGAATTTCGCTGATAGGGATATTACCCGTTGAACCGTTAAGAGTGAGATTCGCATAGTCTTCTATGCCCTCTACGCTTAATAACTCACGTCCTATTTGTGCCTGTGAAATATACGTTAAATCTTCGTCGAATGCGATTGTTTTAAAGTAAGCTGTTAACTTTTCTTTAATGAACGCTTCGACTTGTGCGAATGCATAACCGTTTTTAAAAGTAAACGTTGCTGATACATCGATTTCTAACGCTTCACCCGTTACTACTGTCACATCTGCCCCGAATGGTCGTTCTGTCTCGATGTAATCAAATACATCCGTAATTAATTGTGTCGATGCTAATTCGTTGTCAACATCCAATACAGCGACTTTTACAGTCAATGGACCATCCCAACGTGGAAAGACTTTAACTTTACCCACGCCCGCTACAGATTGCGCCCATTCACGATAATGATACTTATTGCCCGCTTTACCAGGACGTTGTAATTTATCGTAATAGCGTTGTCGTAACGAAGCATCCGTTTCTTCTGGGAAACCATTTTCGAACGCTGATTCGTTTGTTACCGTTGCGACGTTTACAAGTGTTGTTGGGAATGCGTTAATAGCTCCTACAGGAACATTACCACCGCTACCAAATTCAACGGCTTGAACATTGATTCGATACTGTCCTGGCGCTGTTATAGTAGTCGTTTCAGTAGCTTCATAGAAAACATCATCCGCTGCGAATAAATCACCGACATTTACAACCGTTGCATTAGTAGCCGTAATAAGTACCGTACCGCTTGCTTTAGTAGCTGCCACACGCATTACACCGGTTCTTTGGAAAATAAACCGCGTTAATTCATCGCCTGTTAAGTTTTCAATATTGATTTTGTCAATAATATCATCGGTTAACACCACATGTTCGTTTAACTCAATCGCTACTGCTTTTTCAATGTCATACGTCCATGATCCTAATGATTTATCGAAATTGTCATTCGTGTTGTTTAAAATCTTTTGATGGATTGTTTCAACTGACATTATGCGCTCACCTCCATTTCGAACGCGCCCTCAACTGTTTGAACAGTGAATGAAATAGTCCATAGACTACCTTCTACCTCGAAATTCCAATTCGTTAAATCATCCACTAATGGATTTTCTAAGATTGATTCCGTTAATTCGCGCGTCATTTCTGATTCGATATAACCCCTAGGAAGCAAACTCCCTATTAAATCCTCAATCGTCACGCCATAATTAACACCTTTATGAACGTTGAAACGGAATCTTTCAGTACGAATAACCTTCTCAATCCAAACTTCTAATGCCTTTAACCCTGTCACTTCAATAGGGGTGCCGTTTTTATAAATAAAGTCGCCTTTTTTGAAGTCATATAAAAAAGAACGCCCGTTATATACTGGCGCTGTATTATTTGCTTCATTTCCTTCAGTTACAAGAAATTGTTCTACGTCATCTGGGAACATTATAAAGTAACCCCCTTGTCGATAACGATATACATATTATCATTGGAAGATGGAACTAAAATGAGCTTGTCGCCACTTTTGATTTCATCAGTCCATTTTACTTTTCCTTTGGCTGTGAATGTTTCAGGTGTCGAGCCGTTAATAATTATTTCTTCACCTTCGAATATTTCAAATTCGCGTTCGTAGTCTTTTAAAATATGTGCCGCAAATATTAGATTGGTTTTATCTAAGATGATAGCCGGATCAATTTGAATTTTAATATCCGGTAAATTTGCAACGACATCGCCTATTAAAAACCCTTCGAATTGTTTCCCACCATTTTTAGCGTTTTGAAATTGTTTCGCAATACTAACTATAGCCTCGTTCACGTTGACACCTCCAAATTAAGTGACATAAGGTGTATACCGTTGTTATACGTGTGTTGTGCCGATTTAATAAGGAATTCACCGGATAAGCCTGTAATAGGCTCTTCAAGCGTCACTAAACGCCCCGCCCTTGCTCTGTGATCACCGATTAAGGAAACGGCACCCTCTTCTTTTAGTTTGTTCAACTCTTTCAAAAGGTTGTTCGCTACTGCTTTCGCCTTACTAACTTCCTTATCGTCAATCGTTTGGGATTGTGTAAGTAAGCCGTATTTCGAGATACTTGCACCGTCTTCTGTTTTCGCTAAAACTTTTACCGTTTTTTCATCACCCGATACTATTTCAATACGGTTTTTCATGCCGGATAACGATGCTTTACGATTCGGATTACTTATCCATTCGGTTTTTACGTCGACCTTAATGTCTTTCCAATGGAATACTACCAACGTATCGCCACGCATTTCGAAACGATACTTAATACCGTTTTGTTCGCTGCATATCGTCAATATATCCTTTAGTATTTCGCTCACCGCTTGCGCTTTGTAAATCTTTTTAATCTTTACCGCAATGTTAGCGACTGTACACTTGATACCGATTTTCTCGCATAAGTCTTCAATCGCTTGTTTAGCGGGAATATCGTTGAATTGCATCGTTAATACATTTTCGTTTAGATAAAAAGCTAAGTCGAAGCAATTGTATTTAATAGGGCTTCGTCCACTTCTTTCTTCGTCTACTGCGATGCCAAAAAAGACGTCCTCACCACTGTAACGTAATGAAATTTTATCGCCAACATTAATAAATGGCTTAGGCAGTAACTCACCATCCTTATCAAAAGGAACGCTAAAAGATAACGATTGTCCTAATGTATCGACATCGCTTGACCACGTTAAACCACCCGCCAATTGTGTAACATCAACGCCATTCGCATATAACTTAAAGCTCATGTTATCACCTTGCTCGGTACGAATTGCTTGAGAACAAGCGTATACGGCATATCTCCAACACGATCATACCCAAATGAAAACTCTTCAATTGCGTATAATTCGTTATGATACGTGTAACCGTTATTATTCACGATAACAACGCGAACTGGCTTTCTAGTGCGTTTGTACTTAACGAAAAACTCTTTTCCCTCGTACATAAGCAATGGCGATTTTGCAAACGTGTATTCTTTACCTGGAAGCCAACTACTTATCGTAATAGACTTCAAACCAGGTCTACCTATCAAATTAATGTCCCCATCATCAACTGTAGTGAAAACCTCGTTGTTATGTGGGAATGCCACCTCAAGCGATTCGGGGATGATAGGCAACTGTATTGTTTCGGTTCTGTTTTCGTTTGAAATAATAATTTCCATCCTATCACCCTCCTACATGTTCGATAGTGCTAGTTTAATATCTTTAGATAGTTTGTATACAACGTCGTCATAAGACAACTGATTCGCGTTAACTGTCATATTAATGACTGGTGCTGTTGTTTGATTGTTAGTCGTTGTTGCAACCGGAACCGCTTGAGCCGGTTTATTGATTAACTTGTCGATATTATCGATGTTACCGCCCATTGCACGAACTTTTTGCGCTTGTCTAGCCGGAATAATCATTTCATCTTTATGAATGTTTGCGGTCATATCTTGAGCTACGCTATTTGTACCAACATCGAAAGAAGGTAGTAAATTACCTATTTTGCCCGCCGCTTTACCGATTGTTGAACCGATATTCGAAATCCAATCCGGCATTTTGAAGTTAGTAATTCTACTTATGAAATCGCCTACTTTATCGACTAAACCACTAAAGAAGTTAGTCACACCACCGATTTTTTCGGCACCCCAATTGTAAATGTTTCCGAATACTTCTTTCGTTTTCGTCCACAATTCACCGGCTTTAGCTTTCACTGTATCCCAATTCATCCATAATGCTACACCAATTGCAATTAATGCGGCTATACCCGTGATAACAAGCCCTATTGGATTCGCGCTCATTGCTACGTTCATAGCCCACTGTGCCGCTGTACCCGCTACCATTGCAGCCCTAAACGTTTTCAAGAAGCCTACAACTGTGCTAATTACGCTCATTGCCGCCATACCGACTTTAAACGCTACAACCGCCGCTGTTGCACTTGCTACGACTGTCGCTATTGGTCTCCAATTGTTAGCGATAACACCCGCAAACTCTAACGCTTTCGAAGCTAATGATGTAATTTTAGGAACTAAGTTTTCCGCTGTTGTTGCTATTGTGTCAAGTGCTTGTTTACCCGCTTCACTATCCGCTAACGATGCGATGCTAACAGTTAAATCTCGAAATGCCGATTTGACACGATTACCGAATGAACCTTCAACCGCGTTTGCTGCTGAATCTGTAGCGCCCTCGAAGTCTTTCAACGCGTCTGTAGTTTCGAACATTGAGTACATAACGTCTTTAGTGTTATCTTCCCACGTTGTACCCCACATTGAGATACCGATTTGATTCGCTAAGTTTTGATCATCCATCGATTTGAGCTCTTGTATTACCGTCGAACTTAACTCTTTAGCCGTAACTTTTCCGGCTTGCATGTCCTTCCACATTTGTTGTGTAGAATCTGATAATAAAGAGAATGAATCGCTCGTTGCTTTGTTACCGTCTGTTGTTTTAATTCCGAATTCTAAAATAGCGTTGTTAACTCGGTCTAGGTTGTAAACACCGTTTTCTGCACCACGTTGCATGACACCAAATAACTCTTCCGCTGAATATCCTGCTTGCTCTGCTACGCTTGAGAACTCTCCCATTTGGTCAAACATATCATTCGACATATTTAAACCTGATTGAGCGCCTTTTGTGAATAAATCAAACGCTTTGTCCGCTGTAATGCCGAATGCATCCATTAAGTTTTGAGCGCCTCTAGTAACCTCGTTTAAATCGCTGTCCGTTGTTTGCGCTAATAACATTGCCTCTGCTGTTACATCTGCCAGTTGAGATGGATCGATATTATGCATGTTTTGATTTACACGCGCTAAGTTGTTAGATACTTCGCTTAAACTTTCACCATATCCGCGTTTGAATACTTCGACTGCAGCTGATTCCAAGTTTTTTAACTCTGCACCCGTTGCGCCTGTTCTCGCTTCTAATTGAGCAAATGCGTCATCCATCTCTAGTATCGATTGTCCAACGGCTACACCTAAACCGGCTATTGCACCGCTCACTAATGCACCCGCCGCAACTCCAACGCCTTTAAACACATCACCGGCTTTTTGTCCGAAATTTTCCGCCTTGTTTTGCGCGTCTTGCATGTAACGACCAAACTCACCGGCTTGTCTATTAGCATTTCTTAAACCTGTACTAAAGTTTTGGTCTTTAAATTTTAATACTGCTGATATAACACGACTTGCCATTGTTTCGCCCTCCTTCCTTTAGAAAGTCACTGTTGGATAGGCTTTTTGATCTTTTAATAATTTCGCTCGTAATTGTTCACGCTCGTTTTGTTGGGACAATTCAATTTCCATACTAGCAGCAAAGAATTCTTTTTGTAGATAACTTAAGTTGTCAATCGTTTCCGGTGTGATTCCTTTTTGAAGGTAATGATGATACATAAATAATTCATCATCACCTTCTATTAGTTTTTTACTTCTTTAACCACGCCTCGTGACATACCGACCGCTTTAAGTGCAAACTCCATAATGTCGGCTTGTTCCGCATCAGTAAAGATGTAACCTACAATGTCCGTCGGTTCTTCACATTCAAATTCTTTTTGTAACTTTTTATCTGTTAAGTTTGGTTCTTTTACAACCGAATAGACAAGTGTTTGTGCAATTTTCTCGTATTCTTTTTCTGTTTTTGCATCTTTCATTGATTCTAAAAAATCAATTGCATCCGACTTTAAAACTTCGATTTGAATGTCACCATCTAAAGACGGAATAAATAACTCACCCTCATATTTACGTTCCTGTTTTAACTCGATTTTGCGTTTGATTAAATCATCTAAAGTAACCTTTTTGCGTTCTGTCATTGAATTGTCCTCCAAAATTTTATTTGATATAAAAAAAGACGTGGTGTTACCCACGCCTTGCTATAGTTAAGCTGAAATGTTTTCTTGTGTCATGATTGTTTCTAATAAATCGAAGTCAGAGAACTCGAAGCCTAATTCTTCTTGTAATAATGCACGTTGTTCGATTTTAGTTAATAAAAATTCGTTGAATGTTACACCACTTACCGATGTACGCTCAACACCGTATGAATCCGGATCGCCTAAACGAGTTGTAATTTCAATCTCTGGAATTCGACCGCTTTTCACTGCATCCGCTAATAAAAGAGAACCGCGTGAAAATACCTTTTTAAGCGTTAGTGAACCTTCGCCAACCCAACCCATGAATTTACGATGTTTCCCTGTGTCTTCTGCAAAGAAAACATCTTCGTATTCTAAGTTTACTTTTAATTCGATTTGTTCTAAATCTGCTAACTTTTGACCGTTAATCCATACAGCACCGTGAGTACCGTTAATAACGCGACTAGCTTTACCCATTTAATTACCCCCTTATGCAGCACCCGCTGATAGAATGTTGAAGCGTAAATCTTCCAT